CGAACGGATGAGGACGGCGCGATTGTCTTTCATACCGACGGGCATCATCTCTCGGTGGAAACCTTTGCCGAGGGGCGACTGATACGTGAAATGAACGAAAAGTAGCATCCTATGGTTTCCCTTTTGTCTCCCACTCATGGGATTTTGCTTTGGATTACCACAGCGCTGGATTGACGTACTTCCGCAGGACATCCGAGTGAGACTTGACGCATCCACAGAATGGCTGATAGAATAAACTATAATAGTTGAGGACGGAATTCACGTAGAGACAATATCCACACTGTCACAGGGCATCCTGTCAGCCAAATGAGCGGGATGGATGTGTCAGTTTCTTGGGAGAAGAAAACATGGCAAGCTGGAGCGGAATCCGAAAGAAGCTCGAAAAGGACTATCTGGCGCTGAGCCTCAGAGGGCATATTCAGTACTATGCGACATCGTATAGCAGGAGCCCGGATCACGAGGGACGTGCCGCCATACGATACAATGGAAAAGAAATCATCAAGGGCTGTTACTACAATAATTGGCTGAAAGCAGCTCGTTTTCCACAAGATGAGACTTACGAAAAACGCATGAAAGAAGAATTTGCGTTCATGGATGATACTGCCTTACGGTTGGGCGTGTTTGATCAACGATCATTCTATCGCGCCTTTACGGAATTTGAGCAGCAATGTATCGAAGCGAGCCTCAAGAGCGAAAACTTGCTCGTACGCATATTTGCCGTATTGGATCGGCGTGTTGGGAAAAGGAGGCTGCTTGCGATGAAAGAATCCATCACAGAAGAACCAGCAGTATTTCAAGAGTTTTATGCCATCCGTGCGAAGGCAGAAGAATTGGAGTAGAGAGGAATAAATCCATTTTTTGTGCATGTATCTTCGCGTGGCATATTTCAAAGCGGACAGGATGAAAAATATGATGCAAAACGACAACGTAATCGACATTCCCAGTCTCCAGTGGTACCCTGGGCGAATCTAAAAACAGGGAAGCAATCCCTTATATTTCAAGGGATTGCGATTTTTCCTGTCTCCCATTCAAATAAAATGTCTCCCGTTCGTCTCCCAAATTTCAAGGGAGACAAATGGGAGACATCAGCGGCTCTTGCTATTTTCTTGGGCACGTCGTATAATAAGCATAGAAAAGGTGCTGCCGGTAAACAGTCAGTCCTAGTTAATGGACGAGCCTCCCGCTAACTCGTTAGGGTTAGGCGGAGCTAGTTGTTTTATTTGTGTACACTTTTTAGAGAGGTGGCTATTGTGGCAGCAACAATCAGAAAGATTTCCCGCATGGTTGTGCATGGCGTCGAAAGTATTTTTCTTATGCAAAAACGAAATTATATGCAGCACATCTCTACACCTACAGAAATAACGCGAAAGAGTTGGCAACGCACAGGTGATATGCTTAGGGCGTCGATGGAGCGAGTAGGAGGGTCAGGTGTCACAAGAGGTACTCGATAAACATGATGCTGATCTACAAAGAAAAAGTGACGATATAACGGCAGAAACACCAGATAACAGTGAAATTGCTACTGTTTCCTTATCTGCTGTGACCTATAAAGGCCCCTTGCCCCCAGCTGCTATCTTGCAGGGATACAAGGACATCAACCCCGCTTACGCAGACATGATAATGCAGGATTTTGTGAAGAACTCCGAGCACTATAGAAGCTCAGAGATGGCGGACTTGGAGGCGCAGATCAAAGAGAGCAGGACGGGACAATGGATGGCGTTCGTGCTCAGTCTCGCGTTACTTGGAATCGTGGCATTATCGGTTTGGCTGGGAAATATCACCTTCGCAGGGCTTTCAGGAGGCACATTTATCGCCCTGTTACTCGTTGGATTTTTGAAAAGAAAGCAATGAAAAAAGCACTTTGCGAGATGCAGAGTGCTTTTCTTGATGAGGGGTGTTTTACAGTACGTTCTTCACTTTGTCGGAGATGATCTGCACGGGCACCTCCTGCATCTCGGGGCGGTTCTCGATGTAGCGGAGCGTCGTATCATAGTCGGAGTGGCCGGCACGCGCCATGATGTCATTGGGCGCTGCCTGTGATTCGCCGAGCATGGTGAGATTCGTATGCCGCATACAGTGAAAATCGAAGTCATGAACACCAAGTTCGCGGATGCGCTTGCACTGGTAGCCCAATGTGGTTGGCTTGATGTATTTCCCATTCGGCTGCGTGCAGATAATATCGATGCGCGGGCCCGGAGCAGGATAACCCTTTTCAAGGGAGACAATCTTTCGAATGTCGCGCCCCTGATAATCCTTCGCCGGGACAATATAGTTGTAAAAATAATCCTCTCCATAATAGAGCTCATTCTTCGCCTGTTGTCGCTTCCAACGCTGCAGGAGGGGAAGAATGACCTGCGCATCGAAGGAAAGCGTCCGACGGCTGCTCTCGGTCTTGAGATCGCAGACATAGTGCAGGCCGACCTTTCCGCGCATGGCAAGCCGCTGTATCTGCTGCGTGATGGAAAGCGTCATGCGCTGCATATCGCAGTTATCCCATGAGAGACAGAGTGCCTCGCCGATGCGCGTGCCAAAATAGAGACCAATGACAAGCGGCATGTGGAATGTCGAGCCGAACGGATGCCGCTGAAAGATCAATGCAAGCTCATTGTCCTCGATGCGCCGACGCGGCTGCCGATGACTGAGCGGGGCAAACTCCTTGCCCGGCACCTTGATAAGGCGTGCCGGATTCTCCCGCAGCAGTTCCATCGGATAGATCGCATAGTCGAGTGCCGTGGAGATGTTGCTGAGGATCCGCGCGACGGTCTCATAGGCATAGCCGTCCTTGCGCTTCTGCTGGACAAATCGGTCAATGATGGCGGGGGAGAGGGAAGAGAGGCGATACTCACCAAGCGCGGGTTTTATGTGCAGACGAATGTTCTTCTCCCGTAGCTCCAATGTGTTATTTCGCGCATATAATCGCGTGCGTTCGTACCAAATATCGAGATAGTCGGCAAAACTGATGCTGGCATCGTTCTTCTTTGCACCGCCGCCGATGTAGGCATTGTACGCTTCGACTCCGGCCATGAGTGCATCCTGCTCCGTGGCATATCCGCCGCCTTCGCCGCGACGGCGCTTGCCGTCAACCTTCGCCTTCTCGAAATAGTATGCCCACGATGCTCCGCGTTGCTTTACGCGGACGTGATCGAGTGGGTTGTTTGATTTTTTTGACATGATAAAAGCCTCCTATGTTGAAAATTGGAGGCTAATCCCATATAATAGGTATTGGTGTAGATGTGATTAGCCTCACATTTATTCTTAACCGTCCGGAGGTGGTGCTCCGGGCGGTCTTTTATTTTATAAAAACGCCTCGATGCGTCTGCGTTCCTCCGCCTGTAGTTCCTCGGCGAATGCAGCGAATCCGTGTAAGTCCTCTGTGTTGAGGTAGTTGATGTACTCCTTGCGCCGCTCCACGGGAATCACGATCGGCGTCATGCCGGCGAGGAAGCAACTGTATATTATCAGCGCACGGCCGACCCGTCCGTTGCCGTCCGGGAACGGATGAATATGCTCGAATGCAATGTGCTGGCGGCAGATGGCGAGCACCGTATCTGAATCGGATGCAGCGGCATTCATCTGTGCAGCGAGATTGTCGATCCAGTCCGTCAGCGCCGACGGAACGAGGTAGGGCGGTGTCGGTGTGAAGCCTGCACCGATGATCATATTCGGGCGCTGCTTGAACTGACCGGGGACACTTTCGATTGCATCCTTGCAGAGGATCGCGTGTACCTCGCGGATCAGCGAGAGGGATAGCGGTGTGCCAGATGTCGACTGCTCGACAAGAAACGTCATGAATGCCTTGTAGTTCAGCACCTCGTTCAGCTCGCGCATATCCATCGCACGCGGGATATAGCCGTCAACGAGAACGCTCTTTGTCTCGCCCTGCGTCAGCGTATTCCCCTCGATTGCGGTCGAGTGATGCGCCATCCGCACCATGAGGTCACTGAGATAGTCAGGGGTGTATATCACTGTGAACCTCCTTTCTTGGAGAATACTTGCTTCACCGCTCATCGTGTTGGTAGCACGGTGGGCGGTTTTTATTTGTGCGGGCTGTACGTCAATCCCAGTCGATATCTTCCATCCGTACCGTATGCCCCTCCTTCAGATCGCGCTCGGATTCCTCCAAGTCGGTGCGTTCCGATGGGGTGAGTTTTGTAAAATCGGGATCCCAGGCAAGAACGAGACGGCGCAAAAGCTCGTAGGCAAGTCCCTGCTCTGTTTCGGGCAGGGTATTATACATCATCAAAATTTCCTGTTCCTGTGCGGTCATGTCAATCACCTTCCTTATTTGTAAATTCCGCCGCGTGCGCCAATGTCCCTGATGTAGAGATAAGTGACACCGCTTTCTCTTTGCAGATAACTGTAGACGATCCGATACTTACCGATACGCAGACGATACGAGAGCGGTTTCCATCCCTGCAATACTTTTATATCTCCGATGGGCGGCTGCTGAATTAAGCCGAGGATTCCCGTCTTGATGCGCTCGCGCGTGGGACGGTCGGCAGATTGTAGAAACTTCGCTGCAGATCGTGAAAACTCTATCTCCATACAGTCTCCTTCCTACATGACTATCTAAAAAAAAGAACCCAGTTAAACTTGACTGGGTTCTCCTGTGTTCTAGCGGTCATACGACCGAGCCCGCGAAGGGCATGTGTATTATTATAATACACGAACAGGGAGAATCCCGTCAAGAAAAGCGTGAATGCAAAAGCCCCATATGACGTTGTCATACGGGGCTTTTCTTATGCTCTCGTGGAGCATGAATCAGATATTGCGGCTCATGACCGCTTTGTATCTGCATTATAACCCGTATGAAAGGCTTTGTCAATTTTGAAAGAATAGCAGTTGAATCTTTTCCTGTATGGCGGTCATCGCAGAAGAGGATAAATATTCTCCTGCAAGATAATCCTTTGCCTTTGTCGGTGTGATAATACGCATTTTGCTGATCGTGCACATCTGCCCAACGTCGGCGATTGTCTCATCGTACATATTGGCAGTGGTGCGGTGATGTCGGTCGAGAATATCCTTGATCTCTGTCCCGATGTTGACCGTGTAGATCGAGAGATAACGTGTGTCTCTTCCCTTATCACTTCGTAGGGGGACAACGGTTACTTGATTGTTTTGTTTGGAGCTTTTCATGTCCAGAACAACAGCATAATGCGCACCGCCAAGCTCACTGCCGATACGATAGCCGAAATCATCGCCATCCGTCCCCTATAGGCTCTTTCGGGTCAATCCTTCTTGCGCTTGTTCAGTTCTTTGATATCCCAGAAGGCAAGCTCCAACGCTTTCTTGACCTTCTCTCTGTCCTCTTCGTTGAGGACTACGCCGTTGTATGTGAGGTTATCATCTTCGAGCACCTTTTCAAGCTGGCGGCGCGTGCGTGCGTCGATCTTTTGCCCCGTGGGGGACACGTCGGGCAGATCGTCCGAGGCGGGGGCGGGGGATTGTTCCCATCCCATAAGAGCCTCGGGCGTTGTTCTCAATGCCTTGGCGAAAGCAACTATCTTAGATTGTGGGATATCGTTCTCGCCTTTTTCAATTTTGTTGATAGATGAGCGAGATTTATACCCCATACGCCTTGCAAGCTCTTCTTGTGATATTCCGAGCTCTTCCCTGCGAGCGCGAATCCTCTTGTATATCTCCAACATATAAACACCGCCTAGCTATAAACTATAGTGTATGTTCAGTGTACTATATCGTTTCTTGAAAATCAACATTTATTTATCTTTGCAAATAAAAATGTTGACATATAATCCACACGATGATATTATACGAGTGTAGATTTATATTCAACAAAGGAGGGGTGGGGATGACAAATACTGTAGAGTTTGAGATTGCGCTGAAGCGTGTAGGTCTTACGAAGAAAAAGGTTGCACAAAGCCTTGGTATTTCTGAAATGGGGCTGTACCAGAAGGTCAATAACATCACGGAGTTCAAGGCAAGTGAAATCTCAAAACTGTACGAGCTGTTGAAACTCAGCAACCTTGCTGAGCAACAGAAGATTTTTTTTGCCCGTTAGGTTGATTATAAATCAACATCATTCCATGCGGAGGGCGAAGGAGGAGCAGAGAGGAGGTGAGGGGATGACAAAAGAGGATATGGATTTGGCGGTCAAGGAGATTCACGAATATCTCCTTGATAAGGGGGCTTTGTATTGGCAAGCGAAATGGGTTTTGCGGATACTGAATCAAGAGTATGAGAAAAAAGGCTGCCAACTTCTTGACCTAATGGAGATTAAGGAGTTGGCAGAGGTAAAAAAAGAGCGTGGGAAAGAGCGACTATTTTAGTCGCGCGGAAGAACATCATCGGCAGCGTCGAACAGGTCTGTCATGATGTTGTGGAGATTGTGAATCATATCGGGATAGGACATTGCAGACAGGTCATGTTTAGCGGCAAGAACCTGTACGGCAAGCGTCGGAATCATATCCTTCACAGTCTCAATCGTTTGATTTGTAGCCATATTAGCACCTCCTTTCCGTGTTCAGTATACCACGGCGGGGAGGGAGCAACAACAGTCAGGCGGCGATGTTCGAGGCGGGCTATAAGACAGGATTTTTCGATGGCGCACGCAACGCCGCCGATGGCGCATAACAGCCGCATAAGGAGGTGAGGGGATGAAGAAGATATTACAGCAGAGCGAACTTTCACAGCGGCGTCTCGGGCTTTTGGTTCTGACAAGAGCTGGTTTGGCGGGGAAGGTGGACATATCACTGATACCTACGCAAAACGAACAGCTCCGCGCGAAATACGCAGAGCTGTTCGGCAAGATGGATGATGTGATAGTCGCTGAATCACAGTATCTCACGGGACTGTATGGAGGTGTTACAGATATTACAACCGCTGAGGCTAAATGCCTAACTGAGTTTTTGCGAGCGCAGAGCAGAGAGACGTGACGACATCAAGGGAGGCACTGCCTCCAACGCTGGATAGTTTCTGTTTTGCCTGTCCCCATATCCCTTTATCGCGGACGGCGTCCAGATACTCGCACCCTGCAAAGGTCAGGCGTTGAATGACGAAGTAATTCGGATTCCCAAGGGTGGAAATGTCGTAGGATGCAATAAAGTCGGCGTCAATCAGCAGTTGGATGTGAAAGGCGATGATTTGCGGATTATCTGACAGATCATTGAAATCACTGTTTTCAATTTCTGACTCTGCCTCTTCAATGCGAAGCAGCATATCACGCAGTAAGTCAAGATCACGTTTCATATTAACAACTCCTTTCGCTGTGATTATAGCACGGCAGGAAGGTAGCAACAACCGCGAGAGGAGGTGAGAGTGTGGAAAGAATCAAGGAGTTGACAGAACGCGCAAATGCGGGAGAGGAACTGACAGAAGCCGAATGGCGGCAGATTCTCCGCAAGGCGGAGAATACGCACAGCTATGTATATTGGAAATATATGAAGGCGGCGTGGAAAGAACGGAAGCCTATCAGAGCTTTGATGGAATGGGGGCGACACGGGAACTATCCGGCGTTCTTGGCAGGTGTTGTAATCGAAAGAATTGTTGCCATAGTAATAGCGGTGTTTTTTTGAAAGAAACAGGAATCTATGACAGCAGCTTGGTTAGCCAATAGACAATCAAAGGAGCGATGATATATTTCGCGAGACGATTCCTCGCTTTTAGTAATTTCTTTCGGCGTCTTTGGATTTCGGCGGGGGCGCTAAATTCGATGAGCCAATTTCCGTCCTTGCTGTTGCTGAAATCATCACGCGGCGCAACGGGGACGACTTTGTTGATAATGGCGTAGCACCACAGTTTTATCTCGTAGAGGGTGTCTAGTGCGAAATGGCGGATTTTGAGAGGAAGGTTTTTCATATTAACAACTCCTTTCCATGCTCAATATAACACGGCAGGGAGGGAGCAACAACCGCGAGAGGAGGTGAGTCTATGGAAATAAAAAAGACATATCTCCCTATTTCCTTCATGTCGGATGAACTTAGGAATCAGATAAATGGGGAGCTTTGGAGAACGACCGAGATTCAGGATACAAAACAGAAGCTGATTGAAGTTGTCAGCGAGGGCTTGCGTGTAGGGATTGTGCCGTGTGGCGAACTCAAAGCTATCTTTTTCGACAAACTCGCCATAGAGAGGGTCAAAGAGTTGGAAAAAGCTGTTCACGATACGGTCGCGCTCATCAAGGAGCACAATATGAAGAGTGATATTGAAATCCTGCTGGAATCAGAACAGGCCGGCGGAAAGTACGCCGACCTGTTCCGGATGTTTCGACCTTAGGGAGCTACTGTTTCAGCTGAACTTTCAGCTTGTCAAGCTTTTCCTCAAGGTCAAGATAGGACAACTTTGCTTCTTTGAGATTCTCCTTGTTTGAACAATTCTGTAGGAAGGTTTTGTTCAGCCGGAGGAAACCGTCGAACACTTGCTCAACATCATCCAAGTCCCTCATCAAATCCTCCACCGAGTGGAACGGTCCGACAAGATTCTGATGATGTTCCACATCGTCAATGGCGGCAAGTGTTTCCTTGTTGTATGCGGAGGTATACGAGCAGAGGGAGCGGCGTGCGAGTTCTTCCAGCGTGATTTGCTGGTCGGCAGCGATACGGGAGAGATGTGCGGCAAGTGAATCGTTCAGATGAATTGCGAGTGTTGTCATGATGTTCACATCCTTTCAACGGTTGATCGCTGGATTATCGGTTCTGCCGACGAGGTAGTCAAGCGGCTAGGCGAATGCAGGACGGGGCGGCGTGGATGCGCGACGAGCTTCTTCCTCTTTGCGGTCAAGAGGATCCGATCTGGTGCGTTCCTCACGCATCAAGGCATCATACTCACGCTTTACGTTGGGGTCTTTTAAGAGTTCTTCACGAACTTCGTGCCATGTAATCATAATGGATTCCTCCTTTGGTAGTCTGTTCGGTACTTCTTTGCAAGTTGAATTTGATTCGGCGGTGTCTTCTGTGTCTTTTTGACGAAGCCATTTGTCAAAACCGCAGTGTTGCCAACAATGAAGAAATAGAGGACACGGGCAATGTTGTTGCCGGATATGGCGCGCAGTTCAAAAATACCATCCGTCAGTTCCTCGGAATATGGCATTCGCAGCTGAGAACCGCGTGCTTCCAGATTGTCAATGACGTATAAAACCTTCGCTTTCAGTTTATCGTCGAGCGAGAAGATGAAATCTCTTGCGGGTACAGTCCCGTCCTCCATCTCGTAGAATATGACGTTCAACGGCAGACCTCCTAGCGGTTTACCTCCGGATTATCGGTTCTGCCAACGAGGTAGTCAAGGGAAACATCGAAGTAGTCCGCGAGGGCGATGAGCAAAGGGGCGGTTGGTTCTCGTTCACCTTTTTCATAGCGATAGTAGGCGACACGGGAAAGTCCAACGGCGGTGTAGACATCCTGCTTGGTTACATTCTTTCTTTGTTGGAGATCGGTCAAGCGTTCTGCAAAGGTCATGATGCAACCTCCTAGATCGCTCGTGCCGTGAGAAGCACAGTCGAAAGCCTCTGGGGCGGCAACCCCATGAGCGTATGACCTGCTAGCAAAATTATAGCATAAAGCTAGCAGGAGGGCTACATGAGAGTATCAATTTTCTTACGAGTTCCGCCGGAACTAAAGCGATGGTTGGAGCAGGAAGCAAAGCGGCGCGGACTGACACTCACAGGGCTTATCGTGGCTCTATTGAGTGAGTACCGCGAGCAGAAGGACAAGACGGTGTGAGGCTAAACAAATAGAACGGAGGTGCAATGATGGACAGTGCAGTGATGGAGTCCATCATCGCCAGTGCGATTGAGCGTGCAAGTAGGTCGGTCGCGATTGTGCGGGAGTGTCAAACACCAGACGAACTCCTGACGGTGGTCGAGGTTGCCGCGGTGCTCGGCGTTGGTAAGAACTACGCGAATATGCTGGTGCAGTCCGGCATTATCCGGGGTATCAAGCTGAATGGCATGAAGGTGCGCCGGCGTGAGCTGGAGCGCTGGATGGCTGCCATGGACGGGATGGACTTGGAGGATCCTCGGAATCCCGTCCCGATCGAGAGAAAAGAGGCCGTTGCATGAGCGGAAAGAAGCTGATTGCGGGATGCTGCATCGCAGGTGCAGCGATCCTCCTCGCAGGGGCATGCAGTCCTCAGCCCGATGGACGGAATGCTGTCCTCGTCGAGGAGGTCTACATCGTCAAGAGCGGGGATACGCTCTGGGACATCGCAGAGACGTATGTCCGCAAGAATACCGGCACACGCCGGTATATCCTCGAGTACAAGAGCGGCATCGAGGAAAACAATCCTTGGCTGCTCGATCGACACGGGATGATTTATCCCGGCGATGAACTGACACTCACATATTGGGTGAAAGGAGATACCGAATGAAGAGCGAGTGGTTTGTAGCAAGCAACCCGATCGCAGGCGTCATGATGTATCAAGCGCAGCGCATCAAGGACACATCCGCCGTCGATCACAGCGGCAACCGTGAGTATGCGGGCACGCTATACAAAGACAAGGCCGACGCGCAGGCGGTCGCGGATGAGATGAACGCAAAGGAAGCCGCCGAATAGGAGGAACGACATGAAGAAAGCATTTTCCTACGACATCAAAGAGCGCATTGCGGTAATCAGCCGCAACAGGGACGGGAGCAAGACGCTCGAACTCAACCGGATCAGCTACAACGACCGACCGGCAAAGCTCGACCTGCGCCGCTGGTCGTACGAGCCGAACGGTGACGGCATGGATGCGTACATGGGAAAGGGCATTACACTCTCCGACGAGGAGGCGCACGAGCTCGGGCGCGTACTCACGTTGATGCAGCAGAATCCGAACATGGAGGACTGGACATGAATATCTATACATGGTTCATGAACCTGCGCACGCCCTACCTCTACCCGTGGGGCTGGGCATTCGTCATCGGCGGGGCGTTCGGCGTCGGGTACGCCGCCGGGCTTATCCTTCGTCTCGGTCAATGTGCGGCGTGGTAGTCCACGATGCAAATGACCGTCAAGGCGGCGCTGATGCGCGACCGCGAGCAGATGCGAAAGCGCAGGTACGAGGAAGAATTTCGTACCATCTACAAGGACAATCTATGCCCCGTCTGTCATCATCGTCACATGGCGGGGCATCTTTGCCGCCGTTATCGCGGAAACGTCTGCGAAAAGCACTGCCTTGTATGCAGATATCATGACCGCACATTATGGCGGTGCACGTATCGAGAGAGGGAGCCGATGGACATGCGCGAATGGCGGCTGATCTACAGCAGCGCAGAGAAGGAAAACCTATGGCGGGGCATCTATCGCCGCGAACTCATCCGAAATGACAAGACGATCCGCGCGGGCGGTCTCAAACCAGAGGATCCCGCATGGGTGGAGGCGGTCACGCGGGCAACCGAAACCGTCATGAACCGCGAGACGCCGAAATACATCATCGGCGACGTACCGGATGAGAACGGCGGTTACAGTGTCACCGATGCAGACACGGGCGAGACGACGCCGTATATCGCAAAGTACCTGCCACGCGCCGCATCATGGGTATGCGTGGAGATCATGGACATCGGCGCATAAAAAAGCCCGTTCCTTGTGGGAGGAACGGGAACGCTCTACAGTGGAAGCAATCAGAAGACATGAAAAGTATAGCATCCACAGAGCGAAAACACAATAGAGCAAGGGAGGATGCGTATGTCGCAGCCGAATCGGAACATATACACCGCCTACCGCGGGGACACGTACCTCGGGGAGGGAACCATCGACGAAATCGCCGTCCTTGCCGGGGTAAAGAGAAGCACCGTCCAGTGGTGCACACGCCGCACGGCCGCAAAGCGCATCGAGGCGCGGGAGCGTGCATGGCGCGAAGGCAGGCGAAAAATGCCAAGCAAGGGTGCGCTGGTCCTCATCAAGGTAGACGATGAGGCGGAAGAATAACAAGGGGAACAACATGAAGAAATACAGCGACTTCCTGAAGTCGAAAATGGTCATTGCCAAAAAGACAGGCATAAATATTGATCCGGGGGAAATAAGTCCCGCACTCAAGCCACATCAACGGGATGCGGTCATGTGGGCGGCGGCCGGCGGGCGGCGCGCCATATTCGCGGCGTTCGGTATAGGGAAAACCGTCATGCAGCTCGAATGGTGCAGCCTCATCCACAAACACAAGGGCGGCAAGATGCTGATCGTCTGCCCGTTGGGCGTAAAGCAAGAGTTCATGCGCGACGCCGAAAACATCCTTCACATGGACGCGCCTGTTTACGTGCGCAGCATGGAGGAAATCGCCGCCGCGCCCGGATGGCTTTTTATCACGAACTACGAGCGGATCCGCGACGGGGACATCCGCCCCGACGCATTCGCGGGGACGAGCCTTGACGAAGCGGCGGTGTTGCGCTCCTTTGGCAGCAAGACCTATCAGACATTCCTCTATAAATTTCGCGGCGTGCCTTATAAGCTCGTCTCCACCGCGACACCGTCACCGAACAAATACAAGGAACTCATCCACTACGCAGGATACCTTGAAATCATGGACACAGGGCAAGCCCTGACGCGGTTCTTCAAGCGTGACAGCACAAAGGCAAACAACCTCACGCTCTATCCGCACAAGGAAAAAGAGTTTTGGCTATGGCTATCGACATGGGCACTCTTCATCCAGAAGCCGTCCGACCTCGGCTATGACGACACGGGCTACGACCTGCCCGATATGGAAATCCGCTATCACAAATTGGGACGGCCGCCCGAACTCACAGAGGAAAAGGACGGGCAAGTCAAGATATTCCATGATGCCGCGCAGGGCCTTAAAGAGGCGGCGCGGGAAAAACGAGAAAGCATCGACGCGCGGATTGCAGAAGCAAAACGCATCATCGACGCAGATCCAGACGATCACTTCATCATCTGGCATGACCTCGAGGCGGAACGCCACGCAATCAAGAAGGCAATCCCTGAGGCGCGGGAAATCTACGGCTCGCAGGATATGGATGTGCGCGAGCGGAACACGATCGACTTTTCCGATGGGAAGTTCCGCATCCTCGCAACAAAAAAGGAACTATCGGGGAGCGGATGCAACTTTCAGCGATATTGTCACCGCATGATCTTTCTGGGCATCGACTATGAGTTCAACGACTTCATTCAGGCGATCCACCGCTGTCACCGGTTCCTGCAGCCGGAAAAGGTCATCGTGGACATCATCTATATGGACAGCGAGCAGGAGATCCTCAAAGTCCTGCAGCATAAGTGGACGCAGTACAACCATCTCACGGAAAAGATGGCGGAAATCATCCGCGAATATGGACTCGGCGGGGCAAACGCCGCCACCGAAATGGGACGCAGCATCGGGGTGAAACGTGTGAAAGTAACAGGCGAAGGATGGACGGCCATTCATAATGACTGCATTGAGGAGACAAAGACGATGGCGGCGGATTCGGTGGATGAAATCATCACATCGATTCCATTCTCCAATCACTACGAGTACACGGCAAGCTACAACGACTTCGGGCACAACGAAAGCACGGTGCGGTTCTTTGACCAGATGGACTATCTAAGCCCTGAGCTTTTGCGCATCCTAAAGCCCGGGCGCGTCTTTGCCTGTCACGTCAAAGACCGCGTGCTCTTCGGCAACGCAACGGGGACGGGGATGCCGACGATTGAGCCGTTCCATGCGCTCTGCATCGAGCACTACACCAAGCACGGCTTTCAGTATTTTGGCATGATAACGGTCGTCACCGACGTGGTGCGCGAGAACAATCAGACGTATCGCCTCGGCTGGACGGAACAGTGCAAGGACGGGAGCAAGATGGGCGTCGGGTGCCCTGAGTACATCCTGCTGTTCCGCAAGCTGCCGACGGATACATCAAAGGCATACGCGGATACGCCTGTCACAAAGAGCAAGGAAGAGTACACGCGCGGTCGGTGGCAGATCGACGCGCACGGATACTGGCGCAGCAGCGGAGATCGGCCGCTCACCAAGGATGAGGTCATGGCGTTCCCCGTGACCGACCTCCAACGCGTCTATCGGAAATATAGCCGCGAGACGGTCTATAACTATGAAGAACACGTCGCAATGGCGGAAAAGCTCGACAAGGAGCGAAAACTGCCTGCCACGTTCATGGTCGTTGCACCCGGCAGCTGGACGGATGAAGTCTGGGACGATATCAACCGCATGCGCACCATGAACACCCTGCAGGCGCAGAAGGGCAAACAGCTCCATGTGTGCCCGCTGCAATTTGACATCGTGGAACGTCTCATTGACCGATACAGCAACAAGGGCGACCTGATCTTTGACCCGTTCGGCGGTCTCATGACCGTCCCGCTCTGCGCCATGAAGCGCGGGCGGCGGGGCATGGCGACGGAACTAAACGCGGATTATTTCCGCGACGGTGTCGGATACCTCAAGGCAGAGGAGGTCAAGCAGAGTGCACCGACGCTGTTTGACTTCATAGATGATGATAATGACGCGGCGAAAGGAGCAGCATCATGAAATGGTACTATATTTCCCATCCGTACACGGGGAACGAGGAAGAGAACCGCAAAAAGGCGGCAGATGTTCAGCGGCATCTTCACGAGATGTATGCAGATATCATGTGCATCAATCCGCTTGCCATGTTTGCACCGCTGGCAGCTCTCTCCTACGAGAAGATCATGACGTATTGTCTTGAAGTCATGCAACCGGCGGATGCGGTCATCATGTGCAAGGGATACGAAAAGAGCCGCGGATGTATGCGCGAATATGAGGCGGCAAAGCAGGGAGGGAAAACAATTCTCTTCTATGAGGGCGGCGATGCGCCGCTGGTGGATATCGAGGAGCATGAGGAGGGGGACAAGGTGCAGGAAATAGATATGACGCGCCCGCAGCCGTGTACGAAGTATCGCGACGCGGAGCGGATGGCATGGATCGCGAAACTCATTGAGGAGACACACGAGGTTGTGCAGGAGGCACAGATCGTTGCACAACTCGAGAAAGCGGATGAGGAAGCGCTGAGCACCGTCCTTTGGGAAGCTCGGAAACGCCTTGCAATGGAGCTCACGGACGTAAAAACACTCTGTGAATCGTGGCTTTACGCAGAGGGGTGGGACGAGGAAGAGCGTGACGAGCTGCAGAGGCTCGTGAACGAGAAGAATCGTGAGCGTGGATATTTTTGAGGAGGTGCGGGCGTGACAATAGAGCGGATGGGCGTCGCAGGGGCGCTTGCTTGCCGATTCGAGCACGCGGGGCGTAGGTATTCCGCACAGGTGGATAAGATACTGGGCGGCGGAACGGGATGCACGATATGTCCCGAAAACGGATTTGATGAGCTCTACACAAAGGACAATGTCCCCTTGACGGAGGAGGGGCTAATCGACTGCATCGGAGCGTTCGTCGCGAAGATGGACGCAGATCAGGGAAGGGGGAGCGGGCATGAAAAGACATGTACCGTCTGCAGATCTGTATCTGTATAGCTTCAACGAAGAGGGAGAGCGGGCGCAGTTCTATTTCTCCAGCATTGAGGAAGCGTTAGAGGATGCGAGGAGAAATGCAGACGAAGAGGAAACCGTCTACATCTGGAAAGAGGAACAGCTTGAGCTTTTCGTGAGAGGTGAAGAAGTCATTGAAGATATGCGACGCCAAATGGATGAAGAAGGTCTTGATGAGGACTACCTTGAATGTCCTGAGCAATCCGCCCTTGATGAGCTGAGCGATATGCTCACGAAGACCTTCCAAGCGTGGGCGGATAAGCACGGATACGAGAAATCCATCGCTTATGGTGCACACGCGGAACGGTATGACTTGCAGACAGGATGCATCGTGTGAGTAGAAAGAGCCGTGAGCATCACCGTGAGGAAAAACGAGGGGAAAGCTTCTATATAATAGTAGTTTTTTGAAGCAGGGGGGCGCAGTCCCCTTTTCCCCTTGATTAAGGAATTAAAACACCGACATATTTATGCAGCAGAGAGGAACGGGGCGGCGTATGTACATGAAATCGAGCTGGCTGTCACAGAACAGACGATTTGGCATCATCAAGAAATACTATTCGTATCGTGCGCTTCCCCTTCATCCGGCAACGAGAGAAAAGCGGGCAAAAAAGCAGAACGTCACGAAAGAGACACAAGCCGCCGTGAATCGACGTCTGCGTGCAGAAAAACTTTCCCGTCTCATCATCGATAATTTTGAAACAGGTGACCTATACATAACGTTGACGTGCCGTGCGTTCATGGATGCGGAAACGATCACGAAAGCATTCAATGACGGATTCAAGAGGAGGATCCGCGACATCTACAAAAAAGCGGGCGTTCCCGCCAAATACATCTCGGTGCTGGAGAATCTAAACGGTGGCGGTCGTCCCCATGCGCATATCCTCTTACCGGCCGTGCCGATGAAGTGGATAGAGAAGATCAAGGCAGCGTGGCCGCATGGCAACGTGGAAATCAAACTGTTCGGCGGGCATCTGCGGGATGCGGAAAAGATGGCGGATTATTTCACGAAAGAGAAAATTGCAGACCAATCGGGGCGCATTCAACCAAGCAGAAACCTCGTGCGGCGCGAGCCGAAAAAAGAACGGGTGACGCGGGCGGATGCGTATAACCCCGAGCTTGTCGCGCCGAAAGGCTACCGCATCATCAAAGACCTATCCTATCGCACCTATACGGCGGAGGGGTATCCTGTCTCAATCGCCTATATCGAGAGCGTTGGGGAGAACAGAAAGCACGAGGAAGAGCATGAAGGAGTACGCCGACTATCTCAGAGAGACCAAACGAATGCTCAGAAACTACCGTAAAATGAAGGTTGCTGTCACGAATCTCACGGAGGAGATTGAGGCGGTGGAGTGTCTTTTAAGGGATGAGGGAATCGCCGCCGTTCGCTATGGAGATGATAGAGTCAATGGCGGAGCGGGGGAACTAACGAGTACAGAGGCGGCCGCAGAGCGTAGGATCCGGATGCAGGAACAAATCGCGGCGGTGAAGGAACGCAGAGAAGAGATCGAAAGAACGGTGCGGGCAATCGAACGCGTCCTTGCATCGTTGAATGCGGTTGAAATGGAATTGATACGGGCACACTATATCGAAGGCGCAACATGGGAAGAGACGGCGCGCCGTCTTTCCTATACAGAAAAATGGACACAGGTGCGGGGATGGAAAGCCCTGCATGATGTTGCCATGATGCTGTTCGGTGTGCAGGTGCGCCCCGTGCAGATGCGTTTATCCATGGAATAAAAAACCTGTAACGCCTTGAAAATCAATGCGTTACAGGAAAAAAGATAGTGAAAAACCCTTGACATTATACCCGAAAAAGGGTATAATAAACACATAGAAAGGAGGTGAGGAAATGGACAAAGAAGATATAAAATGGGTTGCGCAGTTGGTGGTAACAATCATCATCGGGCTGCTACAAGCAATCGCAGCGATGAAAGGAGGAGAAAAGAAAAAGCCTAGCCGCAAAAAACGCCGTAGGAAGCAGAAATAGCGGTTAGGCTGAACCAGACGAGGGGCGCAAGCCCCTTGTCTCAGTTCCATTATACATGATGGGAGGAGGTAACACAATGAAAATATCGAAAGCAATGTTGATAGATATCGTCCTCTTTGTGTCATTGCTCTATGGAAATTATCTTGTATTGGATTGGCAATGGAGCAATATCAAGTCATTTATTTCGGGAGGGGTGATCGGCGCATGGGTTGCGGTACGAATCCTATATTGGAGGTCATGACCACAAAAGAAGCCGCTGCGCGATGGGGGAAGGAACACAGCTCGGTCAAGCATCTTTGTACGGGGGTGCAAGGCAGGCCGCCGCGCCTTACCGATGAGGAGTGCAGGAAGTCAGGCGGGACGTGGCTGATTACGCGGGCGGGCATGGAGCGGCTCTATGGGGAAGAGAAGAATCCGGAATAGATGGAGATGTGGAACGTTCTGCATCGGTACTATATAGGTATGATGAAAAGCGCCTTGCGAAAGCAGGGCGCTTTTATAGACTGCATACAATTGTTGATAACATAAAGAAAAAATCAACGGTGTTTTTTGTTACCTTTTACTTCCTTTTTATCACAGGAGAAAATGATATACTATTAGCGTAGACGGTTCGGGAAGAGCCGCCGATATACCTTCATACACCATACTACAACGAAAAACCGTCTCATGCGAAATGAGGCGGTTTTTTGTTGGGGAACATGGATGTGTTTTACATGGGAGAAGTTATGTTGAATCGAATTTGTGAAATATGCGGGCGAACGGTACGTCATGGGAAGCCGTGCGTATGCTGTGCTATGCGCCATCGTAGATACGATGAACGATGGAGAGATAAGGACAAGGCTGCGTTCTACCATGGGAAAGCATGGCAGAGGACGGCGGAAGCTGCGCGAAAGCGCGCGCAATATGTGGATGAGGTTGTTTATGCGGAGACAGGGCGGCTCGTTCCCGGGGCGATTGTGCATCATATTGAACCGATTGATGAAAATCCCATGCGCAAGCTTGACATGGAAAATCTTATTTTCGTGTCAGCAGGAACGCATAAAAGAATCCACGATGCCTATGAAAAAAATCCGCGAGCAAAACGGGAGATGCAGGAAAAACTGATGGCGATTCGTCGGGAAAGAGACGGGGCGGGGGACGGTCAAAAAAGTTTTGGGGAGGAAATATAAAACCGCGACCGGTCTTTTTTCTTGGGAAAACCCCCTAAATGAAATTTTTAGGGACGATTGAAATAATATAGAACAATGAGAGAGGAGGGGGCAGCAATGGCGGGACGCCCGCGAAAATCGGTAACGGTTCACAAAGGGAAAAGGAGCAAGGAAGAGCGACTGAACCGCAAGATACAGGAAGAAAAAATAAGGGTTGACCGCCTCCAACTCGAGGCGGGTGCGCCGGAATGGCTTTCGCCTGAGGCGGCAGAAGAGTATATGCGCATTGTCCATGAAGCGGGAAAAATCAACCTGCTTGATAATATTGACCGCGCGTTTCTTGCTATTTATGCGGATAACTATAGCCGATACACGGCAGCGAGCTTGGAGCTGCAAAAAAACGGAATGACGGTGAGCACGGAGAACGGAGAAGTCCCTTCACCGTACATCAAGATTGCGGGAGATGCAGCAACGCAGATTCATCGATGCTCTACGAAGCTCGGGCTTGCGGCGACTGATCGGCTGAAACTGATTGTGCCGGTTGCTACGGATGATAAACCGAAAAATAAGTTTTTGAAATATCTATAGGGGGAAGTATATGAAGATGTCATGGAGACGCGCACCGCCCATAGAGAGGGCCCGCGTATCATGAGCGACCATACCACGGCGTATGCACGTACCATCGTCGCAGGAAAGAAAGTATGCGGGAAGGCAGAGTATCAGGCGTGCAAGCGACATCTTGACGACATGGCGGATAAGGCCTTTCCCTATATTTTTGATGTTGATGCAGCGGAATACCATATCATGCTCGCGAATCAACTGACCATTGGGGAGGGGAGTGAATCTAGGAAGCTGACCACAAGAGGCTTTCAAAATTTTATCATTGGCAGTTTGTTCGGGTGGCGAAAAAAACGTTCCCATCTGCGCCGGTTTCGCGAGGGGTACATCCAGCTGGCAAGACAGAACGGCAAATCGTTTCTTGCAGGGGAAATGTGCAATGATTATGCGACGTTTGCCGGCTATCAGCATGGGCGTATCTACTGCACGGCGACAAAGCAGAAGCAGGCCAATATCGTATGGGAAGAGGTCGCCAAGTTCATCCGGTCGGATGCTGATCTGGCGGAGCTGTATAAGGTGCGTGAGTACGACCATACGATACGATCACTTGTGACGAATACGACGATTGAAGCCATTGGAAGAGATACGAAATCTGCCGATGGCTTTCGCTCTATCATGGCGGTGGTGGATGAATATCATGCGCATCCAACCGATCAGATGTATAAGCTAATGCTCGACGGTCAAATTGCCGTAGACAACGCGATTACCCTTGCCATTACGACGGCGGGGTTCAATCTGAATGCACCGTGCTATGAACAATATCAGTTCTGCAAGAAAGTGCTGTCGGGGAATGTACGAAAGGATTCCCTTTTCATCTTCATCACGGAGATGGATGAGGATGATGATATGTGGGATCCTGTGAACTGGGCAAAAGCAAATCCGCTCAATCTATGGAATGCGGATGACACACTCAATGATGAGATGATCGCCCGTATGGCCGAAAAGGCGATTGATGCGCGGGAAAAGCAGGGACGCGATCTTGTGAACTTCCAAACGAAAACCCTAAACCGTTGGGTTGAGTATACGAGCGGCGGATTGCTTGACCTTGCGGCATGGCGAAAATGCGCTGCCGATACGACGTTGGAAGAGATGCGCGGGCGGCAATGTTATCTGGGAATCGACCTCTCCAGCGGCGGTGACCTCACGAGTATCGCGTTGATTTTCCCGGGCGACGATGATGATGTGTATGTATGGTCGCACAGCTATATGCCGGAACTGCGTCTTGCCGAACATATCCGCACCGATGATGCGCCGTACGGTGTGTGGAAAGATGCGGGACTGCTGACGCTGACGAGTGGAATCTACGGGATTAAGACGGATTACAAATACATCATTTCTGACCTGTCACGCATAATGAATGAGTATGAAATAGAGGTGATCGGCTGTGGGTACGACGACCATAATGCGGGCGCGTTCCTCTCCGATTTGGAGGATGTGCTTTCCTGTGACCTCACCGAGGTCAAACAGACCGCGCGTGCACTGAACGATGCAACGAAGGATTTTCAGTTGTCTGTGAAGGCGGGTAAGGTGCGCTATGACCGTCAAAACGCATTGCTCACATGGAGCATGGTGAATGCAGTCATATCCGCGCCGAACTCGTTCGGTGAGATCAAGATTGACAAGATGACGCAGACGAATCGGATTGATCCGTGTGATGCGGTCATGGACGCGTGGGCGGTGTATTTTCACGGACACAACAACGCTGTTGTGGATGCGGAGGAGGCGCTGTCTATCTGGTTGGAAGTAACAGATGGGGGAGGTGAAGAAAAGAGTTGAAAATCATGGACAATGTTAAACGGCTCTTTCGCAATGAGGCAGAGGGCGGTGTGACGCTTGCGGATATGCACGATTTCTTCTTTCGCGGAGGCAGTACGGGGGATGGTCCCGACCTCTCGGAGATCACCTATTTTACCTGCCTCAAAACGCTTGGCGAATCCATCGGGAAAATGCCCGTCTACCTCATGGACAGCAATAAAGAGCGTGTCACGGGGCACGAGACGGCACGCCTTCTCAGTGTGCAGCCGAACAGCATCATGACGCCTCTCCAATTTTTTACAACGCTTGAATACCATCGCAACCATTACGGGAACGCCTATGTGTTGATTGAGCGTGACCGTGCCCGCCTCAAGAATCTGCATATCCTGCATCCGCAGCGCGTGCAGGTGTGGGTGAACAATACGGACGCCTACACTGACCGCCGCTATTTCTACCGATACGCCGACAACCAAACGGGAAAGGAATACTGGATTTCGCCCGATGATATGCTTCACCTGAGGGCGTGGGTTACGGATGATACGGGGCTTGTCGGAAAGTCCGTGCGGCAGATCCTCGCCGAGAATATGGCGGGAAACAAAGCCTCGCAGAAGTTTTTGAGCGACCTCTACCGCAAAGGACTCACGGCGAATGCGGTTGTGAAATATGTCGGCGACCTGAAAAAACAGGGACAGGACGCGATGCTCAAACGCCTTGACGAACAGGCACGTGACAATTCGCGGCGACTCATCACACTGCCCATTGGGGCGGACATCCAGACGCTTGACCTAAAACTCACAGATTCGCAGTTTTACGAACTGAAACGCTATTCCGCGCTGCAGGTCGCCGCTGCATTTGGCGTCAATCCAGATCATCTGAACGACTACACGAAGTCCAGCTACAACAACAGTGCCATGCAGAACCTCCAGTTCTACGTGAATACCCTGCTCTATAATGTCTCGCTCTATGAACAGGAGATGAACCGCAAGCTCCTTACGGAAACAGAGCAGATGGCGGGGAAGTGCTTCAAGTTCAACGTATGGGTGATTCTGCGCGGTGACCCGTCGCAGCAGGCAGACATCTTGCAAAAAATGGTACAGTCGGCAATCTACAGCCCGAACGAGGCGCGGGCAAAACTCGACAGTCCACCGTGCACGGGCGGGGATGTGCATATGGTCAACGGCTCGTATGTGAAACTGGAGGATATAGGGAAAGCCTACATGATGAGGGGAGGTGATATAAGTGATAGAGATACGAAATGAGACAAGGGAAAGCGCGGAACTCTACATCTCCGGAAACATCATCGACGACGACACAGGCGGGATGATTGATGAGTGGTGTGAGAACAGTACGGGCTATCAATGGCCTGATAAGATTCGTCAGCAGCTGGACGGCTTGCGCGGAAAAGACCTCACGATCTACATCAATTCGGACGGCGGGAGCGTGCCTGCAGGTATTGCGATGGCAAACATGATTGAACGCCATGATGGCCGTACAACGGCAATCGTCGACGGTTGGTGCTGCTCCATTGCAACGCAGATATTCTTTGCGGCGGATGTGCGCAGGATTCCCGCGAATGCCTATCTGATGATTCATAAGCCCGCCGTATGGAATACAGGCGGCAATGCGGACGATCTGCGCCGGCAAGCTGATGTCCTGGACACGATTCAGCAGGGGCTTGAAGCGACCTATCGGAGGGCTGCGCATGAGGATGTGACCGATGAGGACATTCGTGCGATGGTCAATGAGGAGACGTGGCTGACAGGGGCGCAGGCGGCGGCGTTTTTCCATGTTGATGTACTGGAATCCGCAGGCATGGCGGCATGTGTTGGCAGCGTGAAATTTATGAAGGATGTTCCCGCCGATGTGCGTCTTGCTGCGCATAAAGAGGACGCTGCCAAAGAGCAGCAGAATGAGAAAAAATGCTGCCAAAAGGCAGCACAGGTAAGCAAGGCACGGGCGGAAATCGCCGTTGCACTCGCGAAAGGAGCGATGATTTAAGATGAAGAAATCGGATGAACTCAAGAAAACGGTGGATGAGCTGAGAGGGCAGGTAGAGAACCTCCAGAAAGAGGAGCGTTATGAGGAAGCGGCCGAGCTGTCCAAAGAGCTGACGAATGCCGTTCATCAGTATGAGGCGGCGGTCGCCATGGAGACGGCGGTGCTTACGAATTTCAAGGGAGACGCAGCCCCGATCACAACGGCGGTGGTGAGCGATGCGGTCATGCGTAACCGTGTGTTCAACAAGCTCGTTCTGGGACGTGCACTTGACGCACAGGAACGTGAGTTTGTGAATCAGATCGGCTCGCCAGGCATGGTGGAGGGAACGCCGGGAAAGGGCGGATATCTTGTACCTGAGGAGCAGATGACGCAGATTCGCGAATATCGTAAGGCGTACACCGCACTCAAAGATTTCGCGCATGTCCAGCACGCAAACAGCACGTCGGGCAAGATGCCGACGCTCGGCGATGAGACGGGAAAGCTCGTCGCGTTCGAGGAGCTGAACAGCATCCAACAGTCGGACTTTGATTTCGGTCAGCTGAAGTATGAGATCAAGGACTATGGCGATATCATCCCCGTATCGAACCAGCTGCTTGATGATGCCAATGTAAATATCACGGCGATTATCGGACAGCGGTTCGCACGCAAGGCGGTCAACACGGAAAACGATGAGATTCTGAAACTCCTGAAGAAGCTCACGGCAGTGGACGTGACAGACGCGAAGGGATTCATGAAAATCCTCAATGTGACACTTGACCCTGCCTATTACGCGAATACGCGCATCCTCACGAATCAGGACGGCTTTCAGTGGCTCTCTGAACTCGAAGATGCGCAGAAGCGTCCCCTGCTCGTGCCCGATGTTGCCGCACCCGACACGTACCGCTTCCGTGGCAAGGAGATCATCGTTGTCTCGAACGGGACACTTCCGACGGCGGCGAAGAAAGTCCCGTTCTACATCGGCAGCTTCGCGGACTATGTCGCGTTCTTTGAACGTGTGGGCGTTGAGATTGCCGTCTCGCAGGACTTTCTTTTCGACAAGTACGCGACCGCGCTGCGCTGCGTGGAACGGTTCGGTGTCGTTGCAGACGACAAGGATGCCGTAAAGCTGGCACAGGTCACGTTACCCTAAGAATGGAGGTATGTTATGGCGGTGACGCTGGAACAGGTCAAGACGTACCTGCGCGTTGACCTTGACGTTGAAGATGACCTTATTCGGCAGTGCATGAGGGGCGCGGAATCGTACCTTGTGAATGCGATTGACAGCTTCAAGGAACACTGCAAAAACGAGGACTTTGAAGCCTCGGCGGATATCCTGCGCCTTGCGGTCATCGCTGAGATGTATACCCGACGGGACGGGCTCGACGAGAAGGCGCAGGAGTTTCCGTACTACATCCGTTCGATGATCACGCAGCTCCAGAACTACGTTCCGGCAGGTGTGCCATGATTCGCGCAGCGCGGCTTCGACACCGCGTGATGCTCCTGCGTCCGGAAAGCCCATTCGATGAGATCAACGGTTGTGATACGCGCTATCTCCCCGTGCGCGAGGTTTGGGCGGAATTCTTAAAACCCGGCTTTGTGAGCCGTGCCGTATTCGGCGACGCGGCGGCGGTGGAGGTGACACAGGGAATGCGGCTGCGCCCTGTGGAGGTTACCAAAGGATGGCGGATAAGGGAAGGTGCGCGCGAGTTCATGGTGGAGCACGTTGACGATACACGGCCGGGGGAAATCATATTGACAACGAGCGAGGTGCAGATGTAATGGCACAGGGAAAGGGAGTCTACATCAAGAGTGACCTGACAGATGCAATCAAGAAGGCGGTGTGTGATGTCGGCAAATACGGTGACGGGGCACAAGCACGAATGAAAGAGGCAATCCGCGCAGGAACACAGGACACCTTGCGCGCGGCAAAGAGCAAGGCGCCGGTTGCGACGGGCGGGATTGTGCGGCGTCTCGTCATGGAATACGATGCCAAGAACAATCGTGGGTTCGTCAAATCCAAGGCACCACATTCCATTCTCCTTGAAAAAGGTGTCAAGGCGTCCTTCTTAGTGCCAAAGAAAAAGAAGGTGTTGAAATTCGGGGGCGTATTCACGCGGCATGCTTTTATTCCGGCGCGTAAGGCGAGAGCGTACATGAAGCCCGCCCTTGATGAGGTGGAGCCGAAAATCATCAAGGCACTCAAGGAGGCGATTGATCCATGAGAAAGAAGCGTCTGCCCCTGCAGGCATTGCAGAAAGCCGTTCGCGACCTCTTGACGGCATGCCAGACGACGCCGATCCATGAGCATGTAGACGACAAGGCAAAATTGCCGTTCATCGTCTTCGGCGAAATCAGCGTATTGCCCGACGACCCCAAGGATACGGCGCTCTGCACGGCGGAAATGGAGCTGGAAATCTACAGCGGCGCGAACAGCCGCACAGAGGTCAATGGCATCTTAGACGATGTGGCTACGGTGCTCACGGCGGTGCGGCTCGATATGAAGGCGGCTGGATTTGCCGCCTTCGATCAGGAGATCACGGAGGTTCGCACGAACCAACGGGAAATTAGAGGCTACAGCGCGACGCTGCGCCTCGAAGTACAATTACAAGATATGGAGGGATAAGAAATGCCAATCAGACCAGAGAATTTGCCCATCAATCCAAACATCTCGACGGCGACGGTGGGCAAGGACTACCTACTTATGATTAACACAGGTACGTTCGCCGTGCCTGTCTGGACGGTCATCGGCGGGCAGAGGAACAGCAAGCTGACGGAGAAAGCGGATTCCATTGACGTTTCGGACAAGGCGACGGACGGATGGAGTTCGAAGCTCGCGGGCATGAAGTCTTGGAGCATCGACCTTTCGGGGCTTGTCATGCTCAACGATGCGGGCGTGGAAGCGCTCGAAGTCGCGTTTCGTGCGGGTAAGACAGTCGACATCAAGCTACAGTACCCGGACAAGAGCTATCAGCGCGGCTGGGCGGCAGTTACGGAGTTCAGCAAGGACGTGCCGCATGACGGCGCCGCTACCCTTTCGGGCACGCTCGATGGCAACGGCCCGATCAGCGAGGTCACGAAAGTGTCGCCCTGACCTTGATCTTGCGGTATAGAAAGAAGTTTGGGATGCCATATCCGCAAGCATTTGCGGATATGGCGTTCGTTTTTGAAGAAGGGAGAATCTTCACATGAAAAAGCAGACGGTGTTCAAGATGGCGGACGGCAGGCAGCTCATGCTTTGCTTGACGATTCGCGACATGATGGCTTTGGAGCAGGAAATCGGCAAGTCGTTGTTTTCCGTCATCGCTGAGATGGGACATGGAAGCCTGCGTTCGCTGGACTTGCGGTACACCATCGCTGCCTTGCGCTGGGCGCTTCCAAAGCCTCAAGAGGAAGATGCTGTAATCCAGCTCATTGAGGAGCATTGCGCGGCGGGCGGCACAATCGACGACATCAATCAGGCGCTTGTTCAGACGGTGTTTGCGACGGGGGTTTTTACGCGCGGAAAAAACGACGAAGCGGCAGCGGAGGATGTGACGGCCAAAAAGAAGTAGAAGTCGTCTCCATGGCGTCATGGGTGGAAGCGACGGAGCCTGTCGCCTACGGCATTCTCGGCATCACGCCCGAAGTATATGAATCCTTGCAAATGCGGGAATTTTATCTGATGCTGGAAAGTCGCGAGGCAGAGGAGAAGCGTCAAGATTGGAAGCGCGCCTATTTTGTCTCTTTCCTCGTCAGCGTGCAGTGCACAAAACCAGTATCGGCGATCGACATCCTCGCGCCGCTCTACCCCGAAGAGCGCGAGAAGGAAGCAAGGAGACGAGAAGAGCAGCGCAGGGCGGATGAGGAATATTTGAAGCGGGAATTTGGACTGAGTGAGGCGGTGGAATAATGGCAAAGAGCATCAGCGAGCTGAAAATCAAGATCGGCGCGGATTCATCCGAGCTGAAGAAGGAGCTAAATGAGACACAGCGCGCCATGCAGACGGCGCTCAATACTAAGCCGATGGAATCCGCTACCGCCGCTCTCGCCGGCGTATCGAAGGAAACGAGCAATCTCATCGGCAGGTTTCAGAGCATGGCGACTGCTGCTGCCGGAGCCTTCGGGCTTGCGAGTATCATCGACGGCGCGGTGCAGGCGGGAGACAATATCTACAAGTTGTCCAATCGCTTGAACGTGACGACGGCAGAAGCAGGCAAGCTCTCGCGTATCCTGAAGCTCACGGGTGGCGACGTTGACTCTTTTAGTTCCGCCGTCATGCGCCTCGACAAATCGCTTTTCTCCGACAGTGAGGCGGGTGAGAAGGCGCGTCGCACGCTCGACCTTTTCGGCGTGAGCCTGACGGACGCGAATGGAAAGATCCTGCCGCTCAACGAGCAGCTTGAAAGCCTCGCCAAGGGATACAAACTCGCAAAAGATGCGGGCGTGCAGCAGGAGTTCCTCATGACGACGCTCGGCACAAAGGGGCTTGCACTCGCGCAGACGCTCGAACAGTACACGGAAGCAGCTGAGACGGCGGCGCGTGTCAAGGGCATCGGTCTTGATGCGAAGGAAATGCATGAACTGGCGCTCAATATGAAAGTCATGCAGATGGAGTCGCAGCAGGTGCAGCTTGCCCTTACGTCGGCACTTGCTCCTGTGGCAGAGAGTGTCTTCCCCGTCATTATCGATGGTTTGACGAACTCGGCGACATGGCTTGCCGCGAATAAGCAGGAAGTTCGTGATGTTACGGTGGCGGTCGTCAAGTTTGTTGCCGCCTACAAGGGGATCCAGTTTGCAAGCGGTGCCTTGAGCACGGTTCGCGCCTTCTGGCTGCAGTCGCAGCAGGCGGCGATCGCAGCGGCGGCAACGCAGACAGCGACACAGACGGAAATCACAGCTGCGCATGAGCGTGAGATTGCGAAGCGCATCGCTGCCGTAGAGCGTGAATCACAAAGGCAGCAGAACGCCGTCGTGAAGGCGGCGATGAAAGCGAATCTGTCGGCAGAGGAAACGACGGCACGCATTGTCGAAGAATGCACGAAGATCGAACTCAAGAGCGCCGAGACGGCAGAGCGCATTGCCGCAGGGATGCGGGCATCGTTCGCTGCGCAGTCACAGGCGGCGGCCGCAGCGGCGACAGAAACGACAGCCGCTTTGCACGGCACCTCTGTCGCGGCAGCAGAAGCGGGCGCACGCATGACAGGCGCGCATATCAGTGCGGCAGAGAGCGGGCAGATTGCAGCAGGCGTGGAGCGCGAACTTGCTTTAGCGACAACCGCCACAGGCAATGCCGCCGTCGTCGCGGGGCAGAAGAATGTCGCGGCAAAGACGGAGACAACCGTTGCTACGGTAGGCGCTACAACGGCGACGAATACATTGACAGCTGCCACAGTAGCTACGGGAAATGCTGCCGTCGCGGCAGGGACGAAGACCATCGGCGCAATGGCAACGGCAACGACTGCCGTCGGCAGCCTGACGCGCGCCGTATGGGCGCTTGCAGCGGGGTGGTATGGCGTTGCTGCCGCCGTCGCCTATGTTCTATATGTTTCTGCGCAACGCAGTACAGCGACTGCAAAGAAGGTCACGTCGGAACAAATTACACTGGAAGATGGAACGGTTGTTGAAAATGTAAATGGGGAATACGTCGGGGTAAATTCAAAGGATGTTAATCCGGAGATTTATTCCAACGTGACGGCGGCAACCCATACAGGGGATGATTATGATTTAGCCGGCACGGGAAATGAAATTGATTATGCGGCGGAAAGTGTGTCTGCCCCTACCGATAGAGGAAATCGCTACTATACGCTTTCGGCAGAACAGCAAAGTGAAGCTTGGGGGAAAGATGCAAACCGCCCAAAGACGTATGATGAATGGCTGCATAGCGATGACCCGGAGGCGCAAGCGGAATTGCAGCGCCAAACCAAAAACCAAACCAATGAAGAGATAGAAGAAAAGCAAAAAGAAATGCTGGCGCTTTTGAACGATGGCGGAGGCGGCGGAGCTGGTCGTGCGGCAAAAGAAGGCACCGCCCCTACTCCAACGAACTACGACGTAGAATATCCCATCGGCGCACTCGTTGCGGACATTGCTGCAGGTCAACCACAGGGCGAGCAGTGGATGGGGAACATCACGAACAATCCCGAGATTCAGTGCGACAGTTATACGGCGAATGTTTACGCCGAGGCTGGGATTGACAGCATCGGCGGTCAGAGTACTGAGGGCATCATCAATGACGGTGCGTTTCGCGCAGCGGGCGCGTACCATGAGGCGGGCGGCGGCTACGAGGCGGAAGTCGGCGACCTCGTGGACTTTGCGGGGCACGTCGGCATCTACATGGGCGATGGCATGGTCAACAGCAGACAATCTTCGGGCGGCGTGCAGACCATCTCCATGGACGAAGCGGAGAGCTACTTCGGGGCGGTGCAGGGCTACGGCTCTCTTGCTGAGGCGACAGGCGGGCGCACCGTGACGGAGCGGCGCAGCGGCACGCGTGAGGAAGCCGAAGCCACAAGACAGGCGCAGGAAGCGGCGAGGAAGCTCGAACAGGGGAAGAAAGATGCCGTGAGCCTCTTTCAGACTATGGCAAATGGCATCAGCGGAATGGAAGATACGTCGTACATGCAGGATGTAAAGAAAATCCAGCAGGACGTACAAGACAAGCGACAGCAGATCAACAAGATCAAGGAATCGGGCGTATCGCAAAAGACCGTTGACATCTTGAACAAGCAGCTCGACGAATACGCCGAAGCCATGGCGCGGCAGACATCGGAAAAACAGCGGGCGGCATTGGCACAGGTAGTCGACGAGGCGAAGAGCATGAATGCCGAAGTCCTGCACGACTATGAAGCTCTTGCACAGGCGGAATATTCGACTACCGTGCGAAAACTTGCCGAAGAGCGCAAGGAAAAAGAGAAGGAAGCGATGCGTGACAAGGACGACTGGCAGTCTAAGGCGGCTGTATCGGAATGGTACTATGCAAAGCTCGCCAAAGCCGAAGAAAAGCGGCGTCAAGACTTGAAGAGAGCGCATGAGGAATATATCGAATACCTGCAAAGCGAGGGCAAGGTCGCCGAACTCGTCGCCCATCTGGGAAGTGTTGAAGGCAAGACGGAGACGGAAGGCACGCTCAACATGGAGGGTCAGGAGAATCTTGCACGCACATACGTCAAGATATGGAAGGCGGCGCATGGCAGCATGGCGGGCTACATCGCCGACGTGGGGGAGAGCGTCTACAGCACATTGTCGGACTCCATGACAGAGTTCATTCGTGGCGCGAAATCAGCGAAGGACGTACTCAAGGACTTCGGCAACAGCGTCTTGTCCATGATTGCGAAAATCGCCGCACAGCGCTTGGCGGCAAGATGGGTGGACGGCATCCTCGGCGCGTTCGGCGGCGCCTTCGGTGGCGGGCAGGTTGCTGCGGCGACGGGAGCGGCGGGGAAATCCTCATTTCCGACGGGGGCGTCGTTCTCGAAAGGGTATGCGCGGCCGTCCCTGCTCTCCGTCCCTGCGTTCGCAAAGGGGGGTATCGTCACGGCGCCGACGCTCGCCATGATCGGTGAGGCAGGAGAACATGAAGCGGTCATACCGCTTAACGACCGCAACTTGAGCGCCATGGGCGGCAGCAAACGTGACGGTGGCGGAGTCATCGTCAATATCACGAACAAGACGGACAGCAAAGTGGGCGTAGACAACAAACGCTTTGACGCCTCTTTGAACAAAATGGTGCTGGATATCGTCGTAGACGGAGCAAGCCGCAATATCGGCGGCTTCGGTACGAATCTGAAGACGGCGCTTGGTAAATGACAAGGAGGGAAAGAGCTTGCTGAGATTTCCTGAATCGTTCCCGAATCCGAAAGTTCCAAAGACGAGCGGCTGCGGAAATTCATACAAAATGAGCGTCAAAGATTCGACCATCACGACGGAAACGGACGCGAACTACAAGCTGACGCGTCCGCGTACGACAAGAATGCGGCGCACCTGGATGTTTGCATGGAAAGCTGTGTCCGCCGAGGATATGAAGAGGCTTTTGAACTTCTTCACAAAGGTCGGCACGTTCGACTCTTTCATCCTGCGCAACTGGATAGACGGCAGGGATTACGAGGTGCGTTTTGCCGAACCGCTGCAGGATTGGCAGGAGGATTATCCCATCGGCTGGTATGGAAGCCCGAAATTCGAGGGGGGGTAGAAATTGCGCGTGTTCAGCGAAGCCGCCGTACTTGAGAAAAACCGCTTGGCGTCGGACGCGCCTTTCCTGATTTTTCTAGAGATTGAAAACCCGTCTATCGGTGAGATTCGCCTCGTGCGAAACACGGAAAATATCCAGTGGCAAGGCAAGGAATGGCAGGCCTTTCCACTCGACATAGAGACTTCCAGCGAAGACGGCAAGACAATTCCCGCGCTCAACGTCAAGGTGAGTAACTGCGGCGGCATCATACAAACCTACTTGCAGCAATACAACGGACTCGTCGATTCGGGCGTGCGACTCATGGTGGCATTGGCAAGCAATTTGGCGAATCCAAACCCTGAGTTCGAGTTGGACTTCCTCATCAAGTCGGCAAGTTACGATGAATCATGGGTGACGTTTTGCCTGTCGGCGTCGGCGGAACTCATGAACCGCTTTCCCGCGCATCGCTACATCAACAACTTCTGCCCGTTCCATTGCGGCGACATACGCTGCGGCTACATCGGAGCGGGGAATTGTGTCAACACGCTGGAATCTTGCCTCATACCGTCGCGTTTCGGCGGCGAGCCGGGCATACAGAGAGGACGATGAAAAATGTTTGCCTACAACGACTTGATTGGCGTGCCGTTTGTCGATGGCGGACGCGATATGAACGGACTCGACTGCTGGGGACTTGTGAAGCTCTGCTTCATGCGTCAGGGCATACAGCTCAAGGACTATGCCATATCGGCGCGGGACTTGGCGGCCATCAGCCACAAGATGGAAGAAGACAGCTATGAGTGGCAGAAGATAGAGTCGCCTGAACCTGGGTGTCTCGTCGCCATACGAACATCAAACGAGATGTGGGCGAATCATGCGGGAGTCTGCATCGACACGGAAAGATTTATTCATGCCTACGCATTCACGGATGTAGCTGTCGCGCGTATCCGGCGATGGAAGTCACATATCGCGGGATTCTATCGCTACAAGGGAGGAGAGGGAACATGATTCGGATTGTCACGGTTGAAAATCCGTTCGAGCCGTTCATCCATGAGACGGAAGAAGTCGTCTGCCTTGGCGTGACGCTCGATCGGTACTTTGAAAGTCTTGAAAGCCGTGACGTGTTTCTCAACGGGCAGCATGTCGAAGATCCGGCTCTCGTCACGCCTGTGGACGGCGATTGGATCATCCTTGCGCCGCATGTCGAGGGCGGCGGATTGAAAAACATTTTGGGAGTCGTCGCTATGATCGCACTTTCCACCATTACAGGCGGCATCATCTCGGGCGGCGCATCGCTTTTTGGCATGAGCATAGCAAGCGCAGGTTCAATCGGCGCCTATCTCTATGCGGGAGCTGTCATGTATCTTGGTGGGCGGCTCATCAACGCCCTTTTTCCGCAGCAGATCAACGCCCATGCCGACCGCGAGCAAAGTCAGACTTATGGTTGGGACTTGCCGACGCTTGCCACGACGGAGGGAGGCGTCATCGGCGAGACTTACGGCACATGCATTCCACAGGCGCAGCTCCTCACGGAGCATGTAGAAACGACGGCGGATGGCAAGCAGTATCTGAACCTGCTCTTTTGCGGTGGTTACGGCCCTGTCGAAAAGATTGAGAACATACGCATTGACAACACGCCCATCAGCAACTACAGCAATGTGCAGATCGAAACGAGATTGGGAACGAACAATCAGACGCCGATTACCTTTTTTATGAATACGCCTGTCGATCAGTCGGTAAATCTCATGCTGGATACGAACCTGCCGATTGTCCGAACGACGGATTCCGTCAAGGCGTCGGCGCTTGAGGTCACGTTGGAATGGGGCAACGGCCTCTATCATCTCAACGATGATGGGAGCTACGCGAAAGCCGCCGTGGAGATTCAGATTGATTATCGGCGGACGGGAAAGCCGGATTGGATAAACGCGGGGAAGTACACCGTAGAAAGTGATTCTTCGGAAGGAATCCGCAAGGCGATCAAGTTCGCGGAAAATTTGGAAGCGGGGCAATACGACGTCAAGGTTTCCATGACAAATAAGCCCTCAGGGTCACGTTACATGACCACTACGAATTGGGCGATCTTGACAAGCTACAATGATGGCACATACTGCCGCCCGAACAAAGTCCTGGTGGCTATGCGCATATTGGCGACGAATCAGCTTTCGGGCGGCATACCGAACGTCAATTGGCGGCAGACGCGCAGCGTCGTCTATGTGCACAATCCTCATACAAAGACATACGAGGCGAAGGCGGCGACAAATCCAATCTGGGCGGCCTATGACATCCTCCACGGTTGCCGCAAACTACGCAACATGGTGAGCGGAGCGGACGAATACGTTGTATTCGGCTGCAGGCATGAATCGCTGGACGCTTATTATGTGCAGTGGAAAAGCGCGGCGGAGTATGCGGATGAAAAGATACTGAACAATGAAGGCGAGATGGAAAGCCGCTTCCAATTTGATGCCTTTTTCGACACGAGTCAGAAGCGGTTTGACGCAGCGGCGAAAGCGGCGGCAGTCGCTCACGCAAACATCATCGTGCATGGCAGAAACTACGGCATCGTTGTAGACCGCCCGCAAGGCATGTCGCAGGTGTTTGCCGAAGGCCGCACGACGCTGTCCAGCGTTCAAGGATCGTTCATGAGCAAGGAAGAGCGGGCGCATTCGGTCGAAATCACGTACAATGACCGCAGCAACGACTTCAAGAATACGCAATTCACCTTGCGCTCGCCTCTGTGGGACAAGGATGACGGTCAGGAGAACACGGCGCAGCTCACACTCTTCGGCGTTTCCCGTCGAACGCAGGCATATCGGGAGGGCGTCTACTCCCTCGCCACGTCGGAAAGGCAGCTGCAGTTCGTGGAACTTGGCACGGATATCAACGGTCTTGTCTGTGAATACGGCGATGTCGTCGGCTATGCGCATACCGTCTCACGTATCGGTATAGCCTCGGGGCGCGTCGTCGCGGCGACAGCGACAACGCTCACGCTCGACCGCGAAGTTGAGATGAAGGCGGGGGCGCACTATGAAATTTACGTTACCTTGCAGGATGATACGCTCATCCGCAAGGAAGTCGTACCTCAGGCGGGAGCAACGATGACCGTGACCGTTACGGAACCGTTCGCTCATGCGCCGCAAAAATATGACTGCTACGCCTTCGGACGACAGCACAAGGCGGTCAAGCCGTTTCGAGTGGTCGGCGCGGAACGCGACGGCGATATGCTCGTCAAGCTGAAGCTCGCAGAATACGACGAAGCAATTTACGCCGCGGAACTCGACTACGACAAATATCCGGATTTCGACTATACGAACATTGAGGACTTTACACCGCAAAAGTGGGATGCGCAGGTGCAGAACGCCGTCGTCAACAACAATACGCACATCGTATACAACAATTACAACGGATATGACATCTCGTGGCATAATAGCACGAGAAATGGACAAATCGTATTCGACACGGTGCACGCCATGCGCAAGAACCGCGCATACGGACTGAGCTTCGGAATGGAGGTGCGCGTACTTGGTTACTATAAGCGTCATGACGGCGGCGGCGCAAGGTATCTTTGCAAATATCTCTATGACCCTGAGCGCTACCCTTGGGCGATACGCCTCGGAGAAACGAACGACTATGAATACAAGCTCGTACTGCGAGAAGACGGCACGCCGAAGCTCGACGTGAACGGGGAATATGAGTTGGAAAAGGACGCGCAGGGGAAGTTCATCCCTCTGTTGACGGCGAACGGCGAACCGAAGCACAAGGTCATGTATGCGGTCATCTGTGAAACGACGGTCAATTATTCCATGTTCGGCGCGAAGCTCGATGGAAAAACCGACGATTATGACGCCATATATATGGCGCATCGCTACCAGCACGACACATACACGGTCGAGCCGTTGAGCAGACGCCGTCGCTACTCCGTTAAAGTGGAGAACCACAAGGGAATCATTCGCAAGGACAACGACAAGCCCATCGTCTGTGCGGGTGACATCGACCTTTCAGGTTCTGAACTTCTCGTGCAGGACTGCAATGCGACATGGTACGGCTTCTATCTCTGGGGAGACAACGAAGAAGATTATTATACCTACGAACCGACGGAAGAGGCGCGGGCGACATATAAGAAGGACAACTTCGTTATCAATCCTCAAGGGTATAACAGCGTTCTTGAGCCGAATGCTGTCCTCACTCTGAAAGAGGATCCTTATGCGGTGCGAGACGACTCGGGATATATGTATTCCGAACCACGTTATGAACTTCTGCTGCATACGACGGACGGCATCTTGACAAGCCCCTTCATGCAGGATTGGGACAGGGCGGGCGGTCTGGAGATTCATACGCCCGTATCGGACTATGTGACGCATGAGATGAGCACGCGCACAATCATGAGTCACCTGAGCGTATCCTACAACATGCTTCCTGCTGCGCATTATCGCTTTGTAGGTTGTGACGTCAAGCTTCAGACGAGCGCGAATGAGTATTGCTCCGTGCTTTGGTGCAAGTGCCACAATGCGCACATCAGCGGCTTCAATTTCCAGCCGAACACGGGAGGAATGCACAACACGCGCTTCAAGAATACGATGATCTACATCTGGGGCGCGTACAACGTGGAAGTCTCGGACATCGTGGGATTCAACGCGGCGGGCAAGAAGGAAGGCGGAAAGAATGGAACGTCGGGTTACGTGATCCGTGCGACGAACTGCCTGCAGCTCCATCTGCACGACATCAGCGTGCAGGGATATTGGGGCGCAACGGCCATGAACTGCGTCAAGGACGTGCATATCGAACGCGTGAACATCAACCGACTGGATATCCACAATTACTTTTACAATCTGTGGATTGACGAGTGCAACTTGTTCAATCACGCGATTCAGATCGGCGAAGGGCGCGGCATCTGCTCCATCACGAACACGAATTTCTACATCAACAAGCTGGAGGGCGATTCCTACCCGAATGCGCATATATTGGAATTCAATCTGACGTATGGGCGCATTTTTGAAGGCCGCGTGCTCATCGCCAACTGCAATGCATTCCTTAAGGCGCCCGAAGGCAATGAGTTTGACGTATGCAAGATCGATTTTTCGCCCGAAGCAATTTCCCTTTTCGACAGCTATAAACTGCCCGAGGTCACGATTCGAGACTGTACGTTTCATTCGTATGAGGCAGACACGTACCTGTGCTATTTCAATATCGCAGGTATGCGCCGAGGTAAAACGTCCACGACGCCGCCTTCCAATATCGCAGGATATTGCCGTGACACTGGGAATGACGATGCGGGACAGCTCATGTGGAAGTACGTCGGCAGGGGCATCGATTGGATAGACGACGGGAACAAGAAGAAGTTGCAGGTGAAAACAGGTCAGACTGTGAGAACCTACGAGAGCTTTGTCGATGGTGACGGAAAGACAGCCTTTTACGACGTGCGGCATTTCATCGTGGTACGGGACGGCGTACTGCCGATTGCGACAAAAGAGAACAAGCCGACGGACTACTCCGGCAGTGAGTTCGCCTGCGGCACGGCAAGAATCCGTTACGTTGAAGATATGGAATGGAAGGCGAATCGTGCGTATGAGGTCGGCGACTATTGCTTTACGGAGACATCGAACTGGCTTCCCGTGTTCTGCTGGCAATGTACGACGGCGGGCAGGAGCAACGGATACCGTCCCGTGCATTTGCAGGGAGAAGAAATCGATGGGGTGGACGTGTACCCGAAGGAGCAAGACAGCTGCTGGTGGAAATACGTTGCCGCGCGGGCGGCGTTCATCCACAAGGATTTTATTCCGAACATGGAAGTCGCGGTGGGGGAGTACGTCTATGCAGACCACAAGATTTATCAGGTCATGCAATCTGGAAAGCTCACGCCGACGCCGCCGCAGAATACGGATTGGAACGGCTCCTTTGAAAACGGCAGCGCCCGCCTCGCTTTTCGCGGAAAGGACTGGCAGCCTCAGACGTGGTTTGCCAAAGGTTCATACTGCATGTCTCGCGGCACGGACGGGAAGGACCATGTGTATCAGCTCGTGCGGCATGCCGGCGTGACGTCAGGCTCTGTCCCTGTCGCAGGAAATGCGCGCTGCGTGGATGGCGACATCATCTGGGAATACGTAAGAAAAGCGGCGGGCGGCGCACCGATGCCAACGGAAGCCCCGTCGCTCAAAACGGGCAGCAATCCGCCCGCACCTGTCGATGCTGGTGCAAGAACCGTGGACGGGACTCTGCCCGTGCGCTACATCGGTGCTGTGCCCATGGCTTGGCGCAAGGCGGGAGAAAGCTATGCGGAGGGGACATTCATTGCGGACAATACCTTTGTCGTCCAGTGCATAAAGGGCGGCAAGACTGATGCAAAGAACCAATGGGGGCCTCTGGAAGGTGCGGGAGGCTGGCGTTCGGATAATACGTACTTGGACAATGAATGCGTATGGAAGAAGGTGACGCCATCGGCCGCAAACTGCCATTGGCGGTCTTCCAATACGCATTACAGATTGGGGGATTTCTACTATGCCGATGAAACGTCCGAAAGGAAGTATCGTCTCTATCAGGTCGTTTCCCTGCAGGAACCCCCAGGTGGAAACGGATTCTGGCAAGCCTTGACGGCATACAACGTAGGTGATGTCGTCAAGGCAAACGGTCATGAATACCGATGCGTTTTTGATGGGCGGCTGACATTGCCGAATCAGACGGTCATAGAGAATATCGTGACAAATATGAAAGCTGGCGGCGATGTATTCTCCTTCTATGCGGGGACGGATGTTTCGACCAAGGTCGGAGACAGCGGAAAATGGCTGGTCAAGGTGGGGAATCTTGACAGATACCGTTTCAAAGATGGCCTGTATTTCGGGCATGAAGGAAATCCCGCGCCGGAAATCCTTGATGCGAACAACCATGCGAAGAAGTCAGACATTCCGACGAGGCTGAGTCAGCTTGAAAACAATGTCAGCTATGCGACGCAACAACAGATTCCGACGAAGGTGAGCCAGCTGGAGAATGACGCCGGATATGTGCGAAAGAGCGAACTGCCGCCGACAGGAGGCGGAGGTTCAGGGTGACATAGGTGAGGCTTATGGCGAATATACGAAGTCCCTGCAAAGGGGGATAGGACAAACCTGCTGAATCGGAAAGGAGAAAGGATATGCCTATGGTGGTAGAGCTGGGAGAGACGCTTGCGGGTACGGCGATTGTTGCGGGAGGGCTGGGATTCGTCATGAAGCTCTACTTGAAGCCTATGGACAACAATGTCGTGAAATTAACGAAATCCGTAGACAGGCTGTACACCTCGATAGACATGACGAAAGAGATGCTGCAAGAGCTTCGTGTACATATCCAAAAGGTGGAGGATCGCGCCAAGAACAACACGTATCACCTCAATATGTTGGAGAAGCGTGTCACAGAAAACGAAAGGAGGCTGCATCTATCGTGAGATTTACGCCGGATTTAATTATCGGCGCGGGGCTTGTCATCGCGCTTATTTTGTCCATCCTGCTTCCCGCCTTCGGCGTGACGGGGGAACTGGACAGGATGCGGAGCGACATCGTGATCGGACTTGTCGGCTACATGGGGCGCGTCGCGGTCGCAGAGAAAAAGGAAGGAGAAAAGAACTGATGAAAGTATTTTTGAACCCCGGACATGCGCCGGACGGCAATCCCGATCCCGGAGCCTGCGGCTGCGGCCTTAGGGAATGTGACGTGGCAAAAAGTGTCGCAGATCTCGTGGAGCACTATCTAGTAGGTGCGGGCATCGAGGTCGTCGGCAACATGCAGGACGACAGCCTCTATGCGATCACAAGCGCGGCCAATGGGAGCAATGCGGATGTTTTTCTGAGTATACACTGCAATGCCTTTAACGGTGAGGCGCACGGTACGGAGACATGTGTTTACCTGGGCAGCACGCGTAGCAGTCAGCTCGGGGAGTGCATCCAGCGGCAAATCGTGGACAGTCTTGACACTACGGATCGAGGGCTCAAGGATCACCCCGGACTCTATGTCCTCAAGCACACGGACATGCCCGCCATCCTCATCGAGTTGGCATTTATTGACAACGAGGACGATGCCGCGCTCTTACGTGACAATCAGGACGACTTCGCCCGTGCCATCGCGCGCGGTGTGACGGACTACGAACTGCTCCTGTGAAGCGGCGACGGGTGAAAAAGGAGGCACGAGAGCCGCCTGAGCAAACGGAGTGGCACGACCTCGTGCGGCTGAATGCTGTACAGGATTTTGCCACACGGCTGTCCGAGCCGCGGCAGGGTTGGTCAATAGATACGCCTGTAGAGGGAGAGCTGCTGCGGGCGCATCGGTATGGGCGGTGCATTGTCGTCGCCTGGGATAGCGCAGGGGAGCAACGGTCTGCCCGAGGGCAGTCATGGTGATCTGGTATGCGTTTGTATTTGGTACATCGATTAGTAATTAAAGGAGGATACTAGTATGAGCAAGTGGACAGACATCAGAGACTCAATCGTCAAGGAGATCAACGTCGATCAGGTGACCGAGGAGGTCAAGCAGCGCGTGACGCGCACGATCCTCAACGAGTGCATCCCCGCCATCGAGCAGGCGGTCGATAAGTTCGTAACGAAAATCAAGGAGCAGGCAAAGGATGAGCACGGCTGGTGCTATTGGCGCGATGCCGTCGTCCTCCCTGCCGTGATGCAGGGAGGCGTGTGGCTCGTGCGGCTCGTACTCGACAAGTCGCTCACGCCGACGGTCAAGGCATAACGATATAGGTGCACTCACGCCCCGGGGCTTCGGCTCTGGGGCTTATTTTGTTGTTGTCTCCCAAATTGCGCCCTCGTCTCCCATTTGTCTCCCGTTTATGGGATTTTTTCTTAAAATATGATATAGTATTGATAATGATGAATTATGATTTTCTTTCTTTATACATTTACGTATGCTGATAAAATCCAGTAAAATCAAGGCTTAAGGGGAATATATATAATGACGGATAACGACAACATAATCGACATTCCCAGTCTCCAGTGGTATCCGGGGCACATGCGGAAGGCGGAGCGCCTGGTTCAGGAGAATCTAAAGTCGGTGGATGTGGTGGTAGAGCTCCTCGATGCGCGCATTCCGATGAGTTCTGCAAATCCTGTTCTGCGAGAGATTGTGGGCGGGAAGCCGCGGCTCATCGTGCTGAACAAGGCGGATCTTGCGGATGAATATGTGACACGTGCGTGGGTCAAGTATTATGCCGCAGAAGGGCTTTCTGCTGTTCCCGTGGACGCCGTGAAGGGGAAGGGAACGAAGGAACTCGTACAGGCGATTGCACGCTGCGCAAAGCCGAAAACGGATAAATTGGTGCAGCATGGGGCAAAACCACGTGCCGCACGCTGTATGATTCTCGGCATTCCAAATGTCGGCAAGTCGTCACTGATCAATCGGCTGTCGGGCGGCACGAAGACAAAGGTGGAGAACCGTCCCGGTGTGACCCGCGCAAAGCAGTGGATTCGCCTTGGTGCACAGCTCGAGCTGCTGGATATGCCCGGCATCCTCTGGCCGAAATTTGAGGATCAGCAGGCGGCGCTTCATCTTGCATTTACAGGGGCAATCAATGACAATGTTTACGATGTAGGAAGTGTGGTGCTGCTTCTCCTGAATCGTTTGAGAGAGGGTACTCCGCAGTCGCTGTGTACGCGTTATCGGCTGGATGAACCTCTGCCTGAGGGGGTTGAGCTGCTTGATGCCATTGGACGAAAACGCGGATGCCTCCGTGCCGGCGGCAAAATTGATTACGAAAAGGCGGAGCAGGTAATTTTGACGGATTTTCGGAGTGGCAGACTAGGGCGGATTTCTCTAGATGCAGTGCCGTGCATCCCATCTGCATAA